AGAGGCATCCACTGCTATCTTGTTATCAGCAACCTCACCAACGCCTAGCTTCTTAACCAACTCATCACGGGTTGTACGGGCTAGAGCAGAAACCTCAGCATCCGACAAACCTGTTACGCCTTTAACCCAATCCACATAGGCTGCGTGACTAGCACTCTTAGTAGAACCTTTACCGATGATGTATAATGCTTTGTCTAGATCGTTAGCAAAGACAGGGGTAAACTGATTGAAGCGAGGCTTAGCACCTGATAGGGTACGAGGGAGGTTAAAGTTAACTGTGGGTAAAACTTCTTCCTCAATCTCAAACTGCTTTGTCTGTGGGTTAAACGTAGCGTTCTCAGGGATTTTAGGAGCTGCTGGTGTGGGAGTCTCTGTCTCCAGCTTAGCTGCAACACCATCTGCACTGACAGTTTCATCCACCGCCTTCAATGGGTCTTCAGAGTCTAGGATTTTAGCTGCATCCTTCTCTGCTTCACCAGCCTTACCAAACCGACCGAACATCTTACCAAGCCCATAACCAAGAACAGCACCTAAGCCAGTCCCTGCTAGGATGTTCATAACCTTACTGTCACCAAACTCTGAATAGGTAGGGTCTAGAGCACCACCAGTAGCGCCAGCTAGCGCCCCCTTCAGCGCCCAACTTAAAGGCTTTAACACGGTAGCAGGAAGCGTTACAGGGTCAAGTCCAGAGCCAGAGAGAAGACCTACCCACCCTGCGATGGGGTTAGTCTCTAGCATCATACGTGCTCGACGCTCATTCTCCAAATCAGCTTTTTCGTCAAAGGTTATAAAATCATTCTTAGGCAGCATACCAGCAAGCCCCCTGAGAGATGAAGTGATACCTTGAGACATATTAGATAACAAGGCTTCTCCAGTACCCCAACCCTCGCCTGTCACGTACCGTAAAGCGTCCTCACTCATGTCATCATAACGACCTTCCATGTCAGCCTTCAGGTCTTCGTATGAGAGTAAGTCCCAATTTACTTTAGCCATGTTCTAATCCTTTTATATTACGAGTCCTAAGTCCTTCAACCGTTTGTACCGAAGACTTAATTCTCTCTCAATTGCAGTTGTATCGACCCCTGCTTGTCGCATTCTTTTAACCGTATCCTCTAGCGTCCGATAATCTACCACTTGTTTAATCATAGCGGCTGGTACACCTGCCTGTTGCATTTGATCTGGTGACATCTGAGCTGGACTAGCTGGTTGTTGAGCAGCAGAGGGGAATGTCATTGGCTTCTCATTCGGAGGCGCAGGAATAACCTCTGGACCTGCACCTACAAGACCACCTGATCCTAGCAGTCGCTCTGACTCAGCTTGGCTTTGGTTCGGACCTTCACCGATGGCAGCTCGTTTCTTAGCTAATGCTGCTCTTTTTGCTTCTATATCTTTATCTCCACCGCCAGCACCATCACCACCAGTTGTGCCATCAGAGGGAGTATTTGGAGAGCCTTCAAACGGTTCCCACCTATTATTTTCTTTAGACCACCTGAATGTTTGCTTCTCTGTTGTCTCATAACGTTGACCATTATTATCAACTTTAGTAACTTTAACATAGAAGTCTTTAATACGGTTGTCAGCGTTAAACTTAGCCTCTGCCATAGTCATGTCTTCAGCTTCCAGTTTACGAGCCTCGTTCAAAGCCATTAGATACTGTTTACCCATACCCGGCTTGTCAGCTAGAGCATCAGCAACGGCTTTCATCTTCTGTGCTGGTGTGCCTTCAACAGCGTTACCAGCCTTAATAGCCTCATCCACGTATGCAGCTTCAACCTCACCAGCAACCTTACCACCAAGCAAGCTACCAGCACCCATACCAAGCATAGTACCAGCATTCTGACCCATAGAGACAACTTGCTGTAATAGCCCCTGACTACCCATCTGAGCAGGGGAAATCATCATGGAGTCTAACGCTGCATTGCGGAGTTGTTGTGGGCTTTGAGTACCGAATAACCCTAAAATTTCACTAGCCATGTTAGCTCCTTATGCTGTTCCCATTGGGTTACTACCATACATATAACCACCGCCACCAGCACTAGCCGCTGCGGGAGTGCCAAAGCGTTGACCCATCAATGAACGACCTAAGCTGCCAAACATACCAGCACTAGACAAACCACCAGCAAGGTTGGCATTAGCAGCAGCCTGTCCACCAGCCAACAGAGCTTGTGCTTGGTTAGAACCAGCGGTAGAAGCACGGTTACCAATGTCAGCACCAATCTGCAAGGGCTTTAACCCATACTCTTCGATACCCAAACCAGTCTGTAACAAACCAGTACCACGAGCGATAGCGCGGTCGATGTCTGCTTGAGCCATTTGTGTTGATGAGGCAGCAAGCTGTTGATCTGCCTGAGCACGAGCTAGGTCACGCTGATACTGTTCTGGGTTAACATACCCTGTACCAGCTCCTGCGCCCATTGCAGCCCCTGACAGCCCTAAACCGATACGACCACTCTGCAACTGCTGCTGACGAAGGGCAATGTCTTCTGCACCTCGACTGCCTTGTTGCAGAGCCATTTGTTGGTTATAATAGTTTTGAGCGGCAGCTTGAGGGTCAGATTCAATCCGTCCCATAAACTCACCAGCCCCACCGTACATAGCATTACGAAATGCCTGAAGGGTTGGGTCAAGAGTGTAGCCAGCCCTTTGTTTTTTCTCGTCGAAATAGCTAGAGCCAAAACCAGTCGCGATTGAGTAAGGTTTAAACTTAGCTGCCTCAGCCGCAATTTTAGCTGCTGAAAGGTTAGACTGAGCAGACTGACCGGCTGCCTTTTGAGCTTGATTAGCTCCATAAAGAGTTAACCCAATTGGAAGAAGTGTTTCCCACATATATAATCCTTACAAGCTGAAAAAGACACAGTTGACATAAGAAGCGTTGGCGTTAGTTCCGTCTGAGTTTTCTGTCAAGATAGTAAATGAAGCTGCTGTCTTAGGGTTACTATCCTGCCGTGTCTGCGGATAATTACTCATGGCGATTGCAATGTAATTTACATCAGCAAATGAATTAGTAAAGAACACTTCATAACGACCAGTTGCTAAGTTTTTAACCCGAGCTACGTTATAGAAACTAAAGATGGGAATACAAGCAACAGTAGCTGAACCTGTGTAAGCACCTGAAGGAGCCGTGTCAACAGTAAAGATAAAGTTGGAGGAATCCTCAACTGCTTGAACAGCCCACGTACCGTTTAAGTTTGCTTTAACACCTGTTTGACCTGTTAAATACACGCTATCCCGAATGTCCAAACCATGCGAGGCTTTAGTTGCTTTAACATAAACCTGTTGTGATAGAGAACCAGCAGGGGCTTCATCAATAAAGAACAAGAAGGTGTCTACGGTTGGAGCACCAGCGACTTCCCAAGAACCCTCTAGAACACCGTTGTTTCCTAGTTGACCATAGAATGACTGAGTGTTACCAGCAACTTTACCGTGTGCTGTTTTAGTAGCAATGACAAAGTTTAGGTCAGTCAGAAGGTCTGATGGCGCTGTTGTAACTGTGAAAGTAATGGTGTTAGTAGTAACCGATGAAATAGTCCACGTACCATTTAGAGCAGCATTAGCGCCGACTAAACCACTAAACTTAATAGCCCCTGACACTGAAAACCCATGAGCTGGTATTGTAGCAATAACCGTTTTGGGGTATTCGTTTGTCATGGTTGTAGCCTCTACTGTTTGACTCACACTAACTGTGTAAGTACCCTCAGCGCCACTACCAGTACCGTAACCAGTGATTACTGTACCCTCGACAACGTTAGTCCCTGAAATCTTCTGACCAACTACTAACTCGCCAGAAACTACAGCAGAAACTGTCAGGGTGTTATCTTCTATGGAACCTAGAAACTCACCAGTCTGTAGTGCAAAAGAGCAAGTACCATACGTAAAAGTCATAGTACCTTGGTCAATAAACGTAACAGATGTTAGGTCAGCTTTTGCCCCGTTAAAGTAACAGAAAGCCTTAGCCAAAGATGGTGTGTCTTTAAACTTAGCTTGTGTAATCGAGTTATTAGCAATCTTTTCTTCTGTCACAGCCCCGTCAACAATCTTAGATGTGTTAACAGAATCAACCGCTAGTTTATCTTGAGTTACTGCCTCGCCCTCAATATTGTCAGTCGAGATAACCAAGACATCATTACGTGCGTCAAGCTCTTGTTGAACAAAGGCAGTCGTTGCAATTTGTGTTGTGCTGGTTCCAGAAGATGCTGTAGGTGCTGTTGGTGTATCAGTCAAAGCTGCGTTAGATGCGTTAGCTTTGGAGTTTACAGCCAATTGTAGGGCGTTAAACTCATCATCAATTTCAGTACCACGTACAATCTTACCGTCAGCCCCCGGAGCTAAAGAATCCTTAGCCGCAAAGTTTGTGCTTTTAGTATAAGCAGTCATTAACTTATCCTTCCTGTTTTAACAAACATATCAATCTTTTGTACCGATAGTTCACTACCGTTTACATCAGCTTCAAAACCTAGCTGAATTGTGTTACCAGCACCGCCTACACTACTTTTAATAGAATCTAGTTTTGTACCTACGGTATACTCAGCAATGCCATATTCAGCAATACCGTATTCATAAGTAACACCAGTCCCCAAAGTAAATGGGTAAGAGCGTGAAGCGTCTTCGTAATCAAAGTTTGTTTTAATAATGAAACTTTGTGCCGAACCCCCCAAGACAGTAGCTGTAATTTGCTTCAGTATTTTATTAACAGTAGGGTCACCCATGTCTAGGTAGTGTGAATAGTACCGAAGTCGATAGCTATTATCATTATCTGTATAGCCAAAATATCTTCCGATACCGTCTGGCTTACCTATCATAATTTCTCTGTCACGCCTACGAACAAAAGCAGTTGCTTTATAAGTGTTCCATACGCTTGTTCTAGCGGACCCATCTTCTAATGATTGCCGCATATCTAAGCAGTAGACAGTGGAAGAAGAAGGGAAAGACAGCAGATAAAAAGCATTCACTTCAGAGTAAACACTCTTAACCAACTCCATGTCACCATTGATAGCTCGTTCCTGCACAAGGGTTTGAATTAAGTCATCACGCACATTCTTTGTTAGGTCACGCATGGGCAGTGACTTCTCTTGCAACAGACGACCTAAACTGCGAACACCCGTGTCAGATAAGAAGATTAAGTCATTACCAGTGTTTTGTACACTATCACGGGCAGAGCAACCAACACCAGCAATCACATCGGATAACTTGAAGTCCCCTAGAGGATTCTCAGCACCTTGGTAAACAACGATGTTACGCTCACAGAATATGATTAGGAAGCCATTGTGAGCCGCTAGAGCAACAATTGTATCTACGTTGTTGGGTAGTACAGAGGAGATGTTTAAAGTACCGCTAGTGCCTCCATTAAAGGCTGGGAAAGTTACATCAGCAATATCAGTAGACCAATAGATAGTAGAACCATCGTGAACCCAGAAACGACCATAAGCAGCCACAACATCACGAGGGAAACTAGAGGCATAAGATTGCGTAACTCCTGTATAATCTGTTATTGTTTGAGCGACAGGTGATGTACCACTGTTATAAACTATAGGCTCATGGCTTTTTTGTACAATCAAAGCATGGTCGTACAGAGTAGCACCCTTCCACTTATTAGCTGTAACAGAATAAAGACTTGGTGTTATGTCAGTTAGAGAATCATTATCAGCACCACCTGTAAACAGCTTGTTAGCTCCTCCTGAGATAGTAACCACTGAGTTATTGGCGTTTACGTGCTCCATCAAGAAGGAAATAGAAGAACCAGCTAATTCATCTGCTCCGTCCACAGTTCGCATTGTCCAGCCCTTACGAGCACCAAGGCGACCAGACTTGTCAATAACAGTATTCTCTAACACCTTCGCAAAGTTAGGGGAAATAGACGTACCGCTTTCTTGAGTATTTAACCCAAAGAAACCGGGAGAGACTACCGAAAGTGTTTGAATTTGTTTCATACGCTATACCAAATAGTGTCCTCTGGGTGACGAGCAGCATCCATTGCAATCTCATCTGCCAATGCCGACTGAGAAGCAGCATAGGCGTTAATACTTTGTTGACCACCATCTTCACCACGTTCCTCAATCGCCATCGCTGTGGCTAACAGGATAATAGGTCGAGTAGGCAATAGTGTTGTATCGGTGTCCTCAGATAGCTCCGCTTGTCGTTGAGTGACGTTAAAACGCAAAGCATACTCACCATCAGGAACAGGGTAAATATCTACTTGAGTATCTCTGTCTACACTAACACCGTTGAAGTTGTAGAACATAGGGACGCCTTTTTGTGGGTCAGCCGTAAGAAACTGCCTGTTAAACCATGAAGCATCCTTATAAAGCATCTCAATGTCATTAGAGTCGTTCCAAACATCTAACACCTTAAAGTTATTCTTTGTACCTTGAAGCTCATAGTTAAATACGTCAGCTTCAGTATTAAGGGTTAAGGTGGTACGTAGAGCACTCCAGTCCCACGCGACCTCCACTTGAGACTTTGCCTCGTTTACGAAATCACCAATTAGACGAGCATAACTGTTTGTGTTACCAATACCTTGAACAGTGCTAACTTCACTCTCTCGGAGCCTCCGTAGTACCGAATTGACAAGTTGTAAGTATGTCATTTATTTATTCCTTTGTTGCTATTATACCACAGATTTCTTGTTTTGTCAAGCCTATTCGCCATCAAATGCAACTGTTTGTGGTTCTTTTTTCAGTTCAAAAGTGATGATACAGCTTTGAGTTGCCCCAGACTCTGGTTCAATCACAAAAGAATCACCTTGTTGCATTACAATAGACCCATTGCTAAACTGTAAATAACTATGAGAAGACATTGGGTACAAGTCAATAATCTTAATCTTATGGTTAATATCGTGAGCGTGTTGCCAATAAGCCGTGGTAGTCTTGTTGTTAGCGTCAAGGTTAGAGATGAATAACAAATCCACCTCTGCCTTATACCCATTAGGGACTGTGAATACCGTATTGGCTACACCCGCTGTGAGTTGTTTACCTACTGAGTGTCTCATTATCCATATCCTACTTCGGAACCATACCCACCAAAGTCAGATTTTGAAACATCTGTATTACCAGTGTAGCCACCACCGCCACCACCGCCACCACCGCCACCACCGCCGCTATTACTAACACTCTGTGCTCTAGCGATAGCTTCTTGAATTGCATCGGCTGAACGTGTAGTTCCTCCCATTCCACTAACAACAGGAGCGGCTACACCAGCAGGTTTAGGTGTGTAAGTTGGACTGTTGTATCCGCTTGTGTCTCCCATCATCACACGAGTATTACCTTGCAGATAATCCATGTAACCTGTTGGACCATATTTAGCAACACCTAATATCCCCATACCGGGAATCATAGTATTACCAAACAAAGTTAAACCAGCAGCCAATTTGGCATTGTTAGCGGATTGAATCTCGAAAGCCTGTTTTTCAGCTAAAGTTTTAGCAGTTTCTGGAGTTAACCCCATTGTAAGGTTTTCCTGATAGAAACGATCTTCAATATCTTGGTAATAGTTACGACCACCAACGCCATCTCCACCACCACCTTCAGGAATAGCTCCAAACAACCCAGACTGAGCAGCTAAACGTTTCTTTCTTGCCTCTTCTGCTGCTTTAGCATCACGAGCTTCAATATCGTTTGACATATAGAAAGGGTCTTCGCGGTAACGAGCATTTGCGTCAGTCATAGAGGTAACAGATAGCATAGGGTTGCTGTTAACAGTAGGCAACACTCCCATCAAATCTTTGACGTAATCTGCAAAAGATTTATCAGCCATTACTTTTTCCCCTTGTTAGTTTTAGCCCGTTGGTTACGCTCAGGCAGCTTACGACCAGCCTTGCTCATAGCGATAGCGACTGCTTGCTTCTGTGGGCGACCCTCTTTAACCAGCATACTGATATTTGAGCTGACAGCTTTGTCGCTCTTACCTTTCTTCAATGGCATATTAACCACCCTTCATATCAATCATTAACACAATCAGCCACCAGATAGCGCCTATTCCGGCTGATACAATACCAATGGCAAGTGAGTTCCACAGGAGGGCTTTACGCCTTTCAGCCTGTTTATAAATTGTCTTCTCTCGTTGTTCCCGTATCTGCCTACGCATCTGGAGCATCTCTCTGTATGTCTCCACACCGTAGCGATAGGTTATCATCTCTCGCAGCTCATTCTCCATCTGCTGAATCTTCTGCTTATGGACTACAGCCTGAAAAGCCTCTTCCTCTACAGAACCTCCACTGAGCAGCTTACGAAACAGAGGTGGGTTCTTAGCCTCTTCCTCTGCTTTGTTAATGTCACTAACACCCTGAAAGAACTTGCCGAAATATCCGACACAATCTTCAATTTCCCTTCCGGTTTCAACAGCTTTTTTAATCATGTTGAAAGCACCGGAAGCTAGGGCAAACGCGCTAACAGGGTCTATCATGTCATTTCATCCAATGTTGTGCGAACCAAGCGAGGATGCCACCAACAATAGATGCTATGGTCATCCCCATCCAGAAACCACCTTTGCTTTGGTTGGCTAGGGCTAGAAGTGTTTTGATGTCAGCGTCCATACTGTTCACCTTAGCTTCTAACCCCTCCACCTTAGCCAATAGTTTCCCATACTCTACTGGGTTTAGGTTTTCCATTGGTTACTCCGTGGGTGGCGTATCCGCAGGCTCTGGTGTATTACCCTCTGCCAGCCACACCAGATACTCTTGGTAGTCTGTGTTGGCTTCGTCAAAGGGAATAAAGGCGTTGTCGGACAGGCGGCAAACACCGCGAATCTCTTTGCCTTCAATATCGTTTGGAAATTTTTTAAACATTTTATAACTCCGCCGAAAACTGCCAATTTAAAAAGCGAGAAGAATAGCTTCCCGTTGATG